CGCAACGTGTGACGATTGCAAGCGACTCTACGGGACAAATAGCACTAGCGGCGGGCAGTGCAGTGATCGGCCACGTGATAGCCGACTCAGGATCGACAACCGCCGTCACTCAAGCAACCGCTAGCTCACTCAATGCGCAAGTTGTTGGGGCCGTGGCATCTGCCGGAAGCAATGCGGGCAATCCGCTCAAAGTAGGCGGTGCATTCAATAGCACACAGCCAACGGTGACAAATGCTCAGATTGTTGATGCTCAGATGACCGCTAGAGGCGCGCAGATCGTCGCTACAGGTGTTGATACCTTTAGTGCCACGGTCTCGGGGACGGTGACATCGAACGCGGGTACCAATCTCAATACATCGGCACTAGCCCTAGAGACGGGCGGGAATCTCGCAACGCTAGCGGGCGCGGTATCTTCCACAAAGATGCAAAGCAACCTTGCACAAGTCAACGGCTCAACAACCGTCACCGCCGCAACTGGTGTGCAAAAGGTAGGCATTGTAGGCAACACGGGGGCAACGGTAGATAGTGGAGTAGGAGCGGGGACAGCCCCTACCAATGCAGTTGTTGGGGGTCTCGTTTACAATAGCGCATCGCCCGCCCCAACGTCCGGGCAATCAATGGCAATGCAAGCCGATCAAGCAGGAAATATCCGCGTCTTTCAGGGTGTCTCGTTCGCTACCCTTGCTGCATGGAACAGTAGCACAACGATTAACACCGTCCAGAACATATTTACCAATAGCGGGGCTGAGAGCGTTATCGTCCAATTGACACAGACAACGACTATAACGGTGGGTGCTATCACATTTGAAGTAACCTACGACAATACTTCAAACTGGCAGACGATACCAGCGAACGCCGTCTTTGATCCTACGTCAACAACCTTTGCGGCAATCAGCTTACCCTACACACTGCAAGCAAGCACCAATAAGATTATCGGCCTCAATATGAACGGGGCCACGGGCCTACGTATCAAGCTTTCAACGGCTATCACCGGGTCAGGTAGTGTGACACCGTTCTATGCGCTACAACCTTATAGCCCCGCCGATACGATAATTGCGCTTTCGCCCACCGCCGCAAACTTTCTTACATCAACCAATATCAACCAGATAAGCGGTACGAGCGCCGGAGTAGCCAATCCGCTCTACGTCTCTCAATCTGCTAATACTGGCTATGTGAGTGCGTTTGGCAGTAACGCGTCGGCGCTGACCGCAAACACTGATGCAGCATTTAAGTGGGGGGCCGGTGGTACCACGGTGGTCAACCATATCATGCTGCAAAACAATACCGCGCTCAATGTATTGTTTGATCTTGATGTAGCAACAAACGCAGGTAGTCCAATATGCTCACCGGGTCAAACATTGTTCTTTGATGTGCAAACAACGGCGCTACACCTTCAGGCCAACGGCACACCGAACCTCAACGGATCGGGTGCGGCGAACATTGTAATCAGGGCATGGTTGTAGATGTCTAGTTACTCTACCATTATGCGCAATGCGCCGACCATTTACTATCGGTTAGGGGAGTCTTCAGGTCTCACCGCAACTGATAGTAGTGGAAATGGAAATAATGGTACCTATGCGGCAAGTGGAGTAACCTACGGGGTTGCTAGCTCTCTACGTGATGGCAGTACAAATACAGCCGTGACGTTTAGCGGGGTTGGGCAAGTTAATGCGCCTGTTGGGATTGTTGTCTCAGGGAATGTGACGATTATGGTGTGGTTTAAGACGGCTGGTATTAGTGGCAATACCTCGCTTTTTGCAAATTATACGGCAACGGGGCCGTCTGTATTTGGGCTAGGTATAGCGGGGTCAGCAACAAACCTTGTTGCCTTTATCGTCGCAAACATGAGCGCAACAACAACGGCTACGCCCACTTTTACGGTAACGTCGAATGTGTGGTGTCATCTAGCGGCAACATTTGATACAACGTCACATGTCCTTGCGCTTTATGCAAATGGCGCACTTGTAGGGACAAATACAGAATCAGCTTATAGCCCGGCGGCGGCTGGTTTCTTTATCGGTGATTCTGTATTTGGTGACAATCAGGCCGGATCTTATGATGAGGCAGTTGTTTACAGCAAAGTGTTAACAGCCAATCAGATTAATGCTTATTATCAATCGACAAATGTAGAATATCGATCAATCAAACAACACAAGAGAGGGACAGTATGACACTCATCCCAATGGATTTAGCACACTTCACCGTAGCACTTCAAAATGACACGAATCAGATGTATGAGAATATCAAATGGGCAAAAGAGCGCTATAGCATGTACAACCAGAATTGTACTACGCAAAACATGACAAGTGCTGGGATATCGGCGGGGGATCAATCGGCTATCCTGGCATTCATTGTCGATCTCTCACGGTTGGTAACGCTCTACTCTGGTAGCGTGCCTAGCAATAGCGCCGATTATATCTTTGATATCAATGCCATTCGAGGTATTTCATAAGTGGTAACATCTTTGACGCTTTACGGCTCAACAAGTCTAGCATCAACGGTAGCAACGGCAAGCAAACTTGTCAACGCTACCGGTGGTACGTCAACGTCAAAGACAACAACCGCCCCTAATGACAGCTCACAAAACTTCATGGAATGGCTTTCACAAGGAGGAACGGGGACTGATAGCGCGTCTATTGGTTCCCCTAGCGGAAAGGGGTACCTCTACGATGTAACGACGCTAGAGGGAAACACGATAGCTCTGGGGAACTGGTCAGGCGTGTGGCGCATGAATGACACAGCCGGTTTTACTGCCGTCACCATGATTATGCGTGCTTACGTTTACAATAGCGGCCTCTATACCGCCATTGGCACTATGACACTTGCAAGCCAGTCCATGAGCAGTACAACAACAAACTACACATTTAGCAATACGTCATTCCCGGCTGTCACGTTCTACCTCAACGATAAGCTCTATATTGACGGATGGATGCACCCGATCACCGGGCACTGGACGGGTGATCCCATCGTCTCGTTTATGTCATCTAGCGCAAGCGCCGGTATAGCCAATCAGATGCAGGTAAATACACCCGGCTTTAGCCTGACACCACGCCTTATCACGCGACAACATCGGATCTTTGGGAGGGTTGCATAATGCCAGTGATTTACGTCCTACGTGCCCCTGCGGGCGTTCTCATCCTCGGATCATCGACGCCTACGATCTCATCAAATGCAACCTTTACCGTACGCAAGGGTAACGCAATGCTAGAGGCGCGTGGGGGTGAGGCGTCAGTGCAGATACGTAAGGGTGACGCGACATTTACGGAGGGTAAATAAATGAGCTGTGATACCGATGATTATTCTCCTATCTACGTGGGGGATGTTGGGGCACCCTTTAATCCGGTGTTTGAATATGCCGATGGCACTCTCGTTGACTTGACCGGGGCAACCATCACCATGAAATTTCTCAATGAGAATACCGCCGCTATCATCACCACGACGGGTACATGGACGATTGACACCGATCCTACCACTGGCAAGGCGTCATATGCCTACGCAAGCAATGACGTGTCTGTAGCCGGGTTGTACACCATCTACATCACCATCACAAAAAGTGGAAAGCCGTTCCATGCTGATACCAAACAACTAGAGATAAAGGCGGCAATATGAGTAGGGTGTGGTTTCACATATGCCTTGTCTATCACATGCTTTGCATTAAACTATTTGATCGTAGTGCAACAATCATATGCATCAGAATGGGCAACCGTACAAAAATAAGGAGGATACATTATCATGGCAATGAAGCACCCAGGGTTTAAAGCCGTACAAGGCAAGATAGCCGCAAAATATGGTATGAAAGCGGCGGGGGCAATCCTAGCCGCATCAACCAGGAAAGCTAGTGCGAAAGCAAAACGGAAAAACCCCCACTTAAAGCGTGTAAAATAGCGACAATATAGCAGAGGTATTGTTTTTCTACAAAGGATAACTTATACTAATGGATGAAACCACAACTGTTCCTTCATCTCTGGCAGATGAAACGAGCAATGCACCCACGCCCCAGGCGGGCAACACAACCACAAGCGGATCTCAGGAAGATCAGCAACAAAAGTCATCATCGATCAGTCTTTCAGATTATGAGAAGATTGTCAAAGAACTTCGTGCCGAGAATGCAAAGCACCGGACATCACTAAAACGCTTTGAAGAAGAGCAGCAGAAACAAGATGAAGCACGCCTCTCCAAAGAACAGCTTTTAGAGAAACAGCTAGCAGATCTTCAAACACAGCACCAACAGATCACGGAAGCGCAATTTGAGCGCAACGTGAACCATATGGTAGCCGTTGAAGCAGCAAAGGCCGGAGTTGATCCTAACGTCATTGATCGGGTGTCTCGCATGCTGGCATGGGAAGATATAGAGGTAGATGATGAAGGGACACCATCACAGACAAGCGTACGATCTTTAATTGACCAACTTCTCAAAGATATTCCAGGCTTAAAACAACGTGGGGCCGCGTCGTCAGTCTCAAGCGGGGGCGCAACCAATCCATCACGCGCACAAACATCAGCACCATCGCAACTTTCGTGGGATGTCATCGGAAGCTTAAACGCCACAGAGTACAACGCCCGGCGCTCAGAAATTCAAGAGTGGATTGCAACACATCCCCCACGATACGGACGCAAACTAGTTTAAACAAGAATCTTGTATCTCTGCCTTAGCACCTTTTGAGAGATGTTATGGTAGGGGTGATAGGGGCAATACATGTCACTAAATAATTTTATACCACAGTTGTGGGCAGATACGTTACTACCGGCACTACGAGCAAATCTCGTATATGGTAATCTGTTCAACGAGGACTATCAGGGCCAAATTTCGCAAATGGGCGATACGGTTAAGATCAACAGTATCGGCGATGTCTCCATTTTCAACTACACCAAAGATACCGACCTTAACGCGCCCCAAGCATTAACCGATGCTCAAAGCATGCTCACCATCTCTCAGGCGAAGTACTATAATTTTGAGGTAGATGACGTAGATCAGGCACAGGCGCACCCTCAAGTTATGACTGAGGCCATGTCGTGGGCGGCATTTGAACTTGCAAACACAATGGACTTGTACTATGCCGGTTTCTATACCGATGCAGTCAATAACATTGGTTCTACTAGTAGCTGGCAGACTGTCACCGTTCCAACAAACACGAATGTTGGTGGTGGTACGACTCTTTACGACTATCTGGTCATGATGAATCAGAAGTTGACGGAAAATAAGGTGCCAAAACAAGGCCGGTGGTGTGTTATCCCCCCTTGGGGTACGACTTTCCTCATTCAAGATATCCGCTTTACATCGTTCAACACGGCAGATGCACGTATGACCATACAGACCAACAAGATTGACGCGGCTGGTGGTTCTACTGGCGATGCCTACATCGGGCGCGTTGCTGGTATGGATGTCTACGAAAGCATTAATGCCCCCCACCTCAGTGCTGCTAGCAACGTTGGTGTTACCGGTGCTCAAGACGTGTTTCTAGCGGGTCACACCATGACACTCACCAAAGCTACCGGCATTAACAAAGTAGAAGCATATCGCCCACCGTACCGCTTTGCTGATGCAGTCAAAGGGCTTGCACTCTACGGTGCTAAGACAATTCGTCCGTATGCACTATGCGCCGGGTACTTCCAGCATCCATAGAGAGGCCGTATGAAGTCAAGTACAAGAACAGTTTTAGTCGATTCATTGTTGAATGTAACTTCTTACTCATCCGGGCCTTTGGATGTGGGTGATTTAGAGTTTTTACTGATTAGCGCCGTAGAACCTCCCGGTGGGAGTGGTAACACGCTCACGGTAAGTTATGTTGATGCAAACAATAATCTCATACACATCGCAACACTAATACTAGGGTCAGGGAGTACGGGGTTGCTTTGCATCGGTAACGGCTCTACTTATGAACTAGGAGGGACAAATGGCGGTATCCCTTACTTTGGAGATCAGATACAAATAGACATTAGTGGTACTGTCACCACTCAAATATCTGTGAAAGGGAAGTAACAGATGGCACGAACAGCTTTGACTCCTAAAACCTTAACTGGTAACGGGTCTATCGTAAATATGACCAATGCGGGTACGAACATGACCGCAACTGACGACACCAACGGCATGAGTATTGCCATTCCTACCACTAGTTTTCCTAGTGGTGCAGGGGTTGACCGTCTCATCCTTCTTATCCTCAATACCAACGGCACAGGCCGTACCGTTACGGTACGTGCAGCATCACCTGACGGGGGTATTGCAAAGACTGGCGCGGGTACAGTTGGCACGGGTGCGTTTACCTATCCTTCCTATCTAGGCGGTAAGGGTGATCTCACTACGGCGGCTATGACACTGACTACCGGGATCGGTATTGTGGGGCCGTTTGAGGTTGCCAGATTTATGCAACCTGACGGGACAATTAGCATCGACTTCTCAGGTGCAACCGGCTTTATCGCCGCGCTCTTACTCCCTAAAAGCTTCTAGCGTAAAGGGGGATGTAAATAATGGCATGGTTTAGAAATGGGGGAGGGCGTGAGATCATCATGAATGATGAGGCACATTTCCCTCGCCTGATAGCCGATGGATGGATACGGATAGAAGATCCGACGATAACGCGAGAGGAGGTGACTGATGAGCACGACACTACGAACGACGATGGGCGACTTGATAACGGAAGTGAGAAGTCTGATAGCCGACGAAGTATCGACGTGCCAACAGTTCACCGACGTACAGATTCAAAACGAACTGGACACAAGAGTTAACTTCATTCGCTACGAGGGACTAGCTATAGCCCCCTCTATCGTCAATCTACCGTCTACCAATAATCAACCAAGCACGATCTTTGCTGATTATTTCAGCAAGTATATGTGGTGGGAGCAAGATGTGATCTTGCAAGGTCAGGGCACAAATAACGCCGCATGGGTAGTGATCACACCGACATTTAGTGACTATATCAACGGGCACTGGATGTTCGAGAATACGCCCTTTGTCAATGGCACTGTACCGGGTCAATTGCCACCGGTATTTTGTACGGGCAAGGTCTACGATCTCTACTATGCGGCTGGTCGCTTATTGATGAAATGGGGGGCCGCGCTCACTGATCGTTATGACGCAACCGTTGACGGGCAAGTCTTGAACCGCTCCCAGATCAGACGTGCCAAGATAGCACAGGCGCATGAGTACTTCAGAATGGCAAAGCCGAAAGTGGTCAAACAATACAGACACGATGTTATGTCGCCAATCAGCACACGCCGGGCGCGGTTGCTTGATAGTGACGACGTGGTAAAGGGGGCATAGCATGACAAGATCGTATGGTGTGGTGCTCTCCTGTTCTGAGATTGATCAGTTGCGTGCCGATAATGCGGCGGTTTCTCTTTCTCTACCTTGTACCATCAAACGAAAGTCAACGGTGAAGGACGCGTGGGGCACCGACAAGAAGTTAGCGTTTGACACGGTTGCAACTACCCTTTGTGGTACGAAGCCACCACGGGCCGGTATCCTGGCATCATACGCCTATATGATCGGTTCTCAAGCAACGTGGCAAGAGCTAAACTTCAAATACGGCACAGATGTACGCATTCTCGATCATGTCCTTATTGGAAGCGATGAGCTTATTGTTCAGGCTATTCTCTCACAACAGTCATACAACACCCTCATGACGGTGTTAGCAAGCGAGATACAACCATGAGCAATGAAGTTGGGGTCGCTTATTCGTGGATACTCTCAACACTCGCAAATGACAGCGTGATCGTAGCAGATGCGCCGGGAGGCTTACAGCGTGCGTATATGCCTCCTGGTTCTCTTTCTCCCTACGTGGTGATGATCTTCGATCCTAACAAATCGAAAGACTACCCGGTATTTGGTGGGGGCCGCGCCTATAGTGATCTCTGCTTCTCGATTATGGTCATTGGCAATGCCGACGATACTGAGACGATTATCAACGCCGCAAGTCGGATCGATCAACTCATCACCGTTGCACAGACTACAACGATAGCGGGGGGGACGCTTCTCAGTAGTATCCGTGATACACCAGTCTTTGCAGATACGATCATCGAGGGTGAGCAAATGACATCAATCGGGGGTGACTATCACCTTCTCATCGTGGGAGCATAATCATGGGATTAACCATAAAGATCGTCTACGAGGGGCTTGAAGAAGCGATTGCTCACATGGAAAAGATTGATACCCGTATCCCCGCTAACATGGAAAGGCAGATGAAAGAAATTGCATCTGCCGGTGAAACTGCGTGGCATGGGGTCATACCTCGTGGGCGTACCGGGCAACTCTCAGGACAAGCTAAGGGTGAGGCATCAGGTATGGTTGCAACTTTCAGCGATGATACATGGTACTACGGCCTCGTTAATGACGGGCACAGTACGGCACGTGGGTGGCGGCGTCCGTGGGGCTATCAAGTTGCAAAACGAGTCTCTCATGTTGAGGGAAGAGAAATGACCAAGGCGCTTGCACAATGGGCAAGAAATAACGCGGGCGAATATCTCGCAAAAGCACTCAAGGATTTATAATTTCATTAGTTCTTCTCTTCTTCTGAGCACATAGCAATAGCTGTATGTTGGGAAGAGGGCGAAAGGATGCATAATGGCTGCATTAGCAGGAATTGGTGCCTCATTTACAGAGGCTTCAACGGCTGTCAATCAAGCATCAAAGTGGACGCTGAGTATTAAAAATGCTCAGAAAGATGTCACCCCTTTTGGTGCCTCTGGATCGTGGGCAATCAATATTGCCACAATCAATAGCTGGACAGCCAAGGTCACCGCCTTTATTGACACAACCGACACAGGGGCAACCAATCTATATGCACTGATCGGTTCTACTATTGCTCTTACCCTCAACGTTCAAAGTACCCCGCATGGCTTTACAGGATCAGCGATCTTAACAGGTATTGATCCATCGGCAGACGTGCAGGGCGCACAGACAGTTGACTTCTCTTTCACAGGCACAGGCGCTATCACGTATTCGTAAGCGGCATAAGGAGTATTTAAAATGACTGCATATGCCGGAATAGCGGGGGATGTGTGGTTCTCTACATCTCCCCCTACCGCGCTCGGTTCACCTGAGACGGCAAACGATAGTGGAGATCACATTCACTACTTCATGGCAACGCATATCGCATGGGATCAGACAAAAACACTAACGGTTCAGTGTTCCCCAAACGGTTCAAGTTCATGGGTAACAGTAACGGACTATGTGTTTTTGTGGCCGGTGGGGGAGATCGTATTCAATAGCGCCCGCGTGGTCTCGACGAATAACTTTGTACGGGTAAGCGCCGGATCATACTTTACGCTGAGTCAGCTTGTCGGATCACACATCTGGAAAATGCAAGCAAAAGCCAATACCAAAGACATCACAACGTTTGGTGCAACTGGCAACTACGCGCTCAATTTGACCACCACAAAGGCCGCAACCTTCAGTGTCCAGATGTACGCCTCTGATGCTAAGATTTTGACTGAAATGGGCGCGACGAACACTTCAGGGGGGATTATCGTGTGCTCATTCTATTGGGACGTAACCAATTCTAGGCGATGGCAATTCTACGCATTGACTACGGGTGAGGATACC